AGTTCCTGCTCGTTACCTACAAGGACAACCAAGCCCTTGACCCTGCCATCATCCGAGAGATTGAGAAAGCCAAGACCAAAGCCGAAACGTCTGCGTATTGGGCGAACTGGTGGAAGGTCTACGGCCTCGGTCAGGTCGGGACGCTTCAGGGTGCTATCTACGAGGACTTCGAGGTCGTGGAGGGTATAGATGTCAGCCGAGCGAAATTCGTCGCCTTGGGGCTTGACTGGGGCTTTAGCAACGACCCAACCGCACTCGTAGCAATATACCGCCAAGGGGACTGCCTGCTCATCCAAGAACTGCTCTACTCCACGGGCCTCACAAACCAAGACATCGCAGACAAGTTGCGGTCGCTCGGCATCACAAGGGCTTGGGAGATCGTGGCGGATTCAGCCGAACCCAAGAGCATCGAGGAAATCTATCGGTTAGGTTTCAACATCAAACCAGCGGAGAAAGGCCCCGATTCGGTTCGGAACGGCATCGACATCCTGAAACGCTACAAGTTGCAGGTAACCAAGGACTCGACCAACCTCATCAAAGAATTAAGATCCTACACTTGGGCGACCGACAAGGAAGGCAAGAACACGGGGGTCCCGATTGACTCGTTCAACCACGCCTGCGATGCGATGCGGTATGTGGCCCTTAACAAATTGAGGGTTAGCAACTCAGGGAAGTATGTTGTGGTGTAACTTTGAGGCATGAACATCGAACGCATCACCGACCTACTCATTGAAATCGTGAAAGTGGCAGCAGCCGTTTTCTTTATTCTCGCCATCTTAGTTCTGCTGCTTGAGGAATGCATCCAACAATGAAAGTCATCCACTATTACCACATCTACTGCGGAGGCAACTGGCAGTTAATCCTCAACCAGCACATGATGGCGGTCTGCAACTATGGTCTCATCAATGTCTTGGACGAAATTCGTGTCGGCATCGTCGGACCACCCGAACAACGCAAGGCGGTCAAGGAGGTGCTGGAGAACTCGATGGTGGCCGATAAGGTCAAGGTCGTGGTAACCCGGACCAATGCTTGGGAGCAGGCGACCCTGACCGAAATGTACCGGGCCTCGCAGGAAGAGGAAGCCGTGTACCTGTACGCTCACACCAAGGGGGCTGCAAATCCATCCTTGACAACCCAACTATGGGGCAGGTCCATGCTATTCTTCAACGTGGTCGCATGGGAGCGGTCCATGCAAATGCTGGAGCAGGTCGATGCCGTAGGATGTCATTGGATTACCAAAGAGCAGTTCCCTCACATGGCCGATGCCAACAACCCGGAAGGCTATCCGTACTTTGGGGGCAACTTTTGGTGGGCTAAGTCGAGCCACATTAAGGAACTGGGCGAACCTGCAAGGGACCACCGATTCCGAGCAGAAACTTGGGTTGGCAAGAAACCCGACACCAAGGTCTTTGACTCCAACCCCGGCTGGCCTTCACCTGAAAAATTCGTTGTAACTTTTTGATATGAAACTACTCGCCAACATCGCCTACCACCACAACCCCGAAAGGCTGCCAAACCTCATCCGGGTCATCGAGGCCATCAAGTCCTACCCGGTGCAGGCGGACATATTCGTGGACACCAACGACCCCGAAGTCGTGGGGCTACTTGCGGGCCAACCCGTAACGGTTCACGCTCACACGCAACTCTCACACCCTTGGATGCTGACCGCAGTACACCGCACTCGAATCAAGGAAACCTACAAGTACTTTGACTGGGTGGCCTACTTTGAGGACGACATGATGCTACCCAAGGAGGGCTTCGTCAACTTCACGGAGCGGTTCGATTCGATGTTTGCCGATGGCTTGTACCCATCCTTCACTCGCATTGAAACCTACGACGACAAGGAAGGCGAGTGCACTCCTGACGTGAACGAGGTCCTGCCCAGTTCGGTGTGGTGTCAGTACAACGGCAAGGACTATGTGAGCCTGCCGTTCTTCATCAACTACCACGCTTTTTGGATGTTCAGCGTTAAGAGGCTCAAGGAGGTCCTGACCCGAAGCCCCGAAGAACTCGACAAAATCCCCGACAACGGTCTATTCAGGGAGAGCCTTGCGTCCTTCCCGATTTGGTCCCTTGGCTTGAAGCCGATGCTGGAGTTCACGGAGCGGGGCGAACTTGCGGACCATTGCAAGGTGTTCCACCTAACGAACAATTACAAGCAAGGAAGCACCAACATTAAAACCCTCTTCAAGCGATGAAACAACTCGACGCTCTACGCAACACACCACGGATGTACTTCCTGCCCATCGACTACCATTCGGGCAACAACCGGGTGGACGGCCTCATTGACCTTTGCCAAAAGTACCTCAAGCCCACGGACAAGTGCGTGGAGGTCGGTTCCTTTTCGGGGGTGAGCAGTCAGGTCATTGCTCTGCATTGCGGAGAACTGCATTGCGTTGATACGTGGGACTTCGGTGGCACGATGCCAGCCGAGCAGATGTTCGACCTGATGCACCCGAACTACCCCAACATCGCCAAGGTCAAAGCAACAAGCATTGAGGCATCCAAGCAATATGCCGACGGCTCCCTTGACTTCGTGTACATTGACGCTGACCATTCCTACGCCTCGGTCGTTGCAGACATCAATGCTTGGAAGCCCAAGGTCAAGCCGGGCGGTTACATTGCGGGCCACGACTCCTATATGCCCGAAGTTTTGAAGGCGGTCATGGACTGCCTCGGAGAACCCTTGCAATACTTCACCGATACCTCTTGGATTGTCAAACTATGAAACTCCAAGACCTCACCATCGACCAGTTCCAACGCATCGGAGCCATTGAGTTCTCCAGCGTCCTTGGGGACTACGACAAGCGTGCAGGGGTCGTCGCAATCGTTGAGGGGGTGGATATATCAATCGTCCGAGAGATGCCCGCCAAGAGCGTCCTAAAGCGTTACAAGGCCATTATCAGCGAGTGGAACGCATTGCCTGCCCTTGGGTACAAGCGGAAGTTCAAAGCAGGGGGCAAGTGGTGGATTCCGACGGTGTTCACGGATGAGTTGACCGCTGGGCAGTTGATAGAGTTAATGGACGCAAACACCACGGACGAAAAGCAACTGCTCCAAAACCTCCACCGCATCATGGCGACCTTGTGCAGGGAAGGAGGTCTATTCGGATTATTCCCGAAAAAGTACGACGGGGCTGCTCATGCGGAGCGGGCCGAACTGATGAAGAAGCACGCCAAGGTGGGCGACGTTTGGGGGGTTGTCAGTTTTTTTTTGCTAAGTTCCGAACCCTACTTGAAAGTTTTGAGCGACTATTCCAAGCACCTGATGAAGACGGCCGAGGGGCTGACGTAAGCCCTCTTGCCGGGTACGGTTGGCTTATGGTGGTGTGGAGGATGGCAAACAAGGACGTACTGAAGTTCGATGCCATCTTCGCTATGAAGGCGGTGGAGTTTCTCAATTACGCCCTCCTGATTCACGACATCTTGGAAGCCGAACGGATGGAGGCGGAAAGAGCAAGGCGCAGATAGACACATTCCAGCACGGGGGACATTTACCCACATGGAAACAACCATCCTCGCCAATGGCAAGCCCGTAGGGAAGTTTGGCAGCGGTTCGATGAAGGGCATCGACCAAACCGCTTTGGAGGGGATTGGTTCAGTCGTTGGCCCCAAAGGTGGAGGCAAGTCGCCAACCCACGACGTGCTGGTCAAGTGGATTGAACGGGTCATCGAACTTGCGAAGAAGAACCTCGAAGCAGCCAACGCCAACGCAGGGGGAACGCTATCCGCATCCATCGCCCCCGAAGACATCGAACTATCCGCAAAGCAAATAGTCGTGGCTATCATGGCTAACCCCTATTGGAAGTACGTTGACCAAGGGGTGCGAGGCAAAACGTCAAGCGTAAAGGCTCCAAGGTCGCCATTCCAATACAAAGACAATTACCCACCTGCCCAAGCCATGGCTGATTGGATAGCCAACAAGGAAAAAGCAGTTGTGCCGACCTATTCACGCAAACTCAAGCGGATGCGGACGAAGCAGGAGCAGGGATTGGTCGATGGCAGGTCGGTAGCCTATTGGGTATTCCAGCGAGGGACACGGGCCACGAACTTCATGTCTAACGCCCTATCCCCCGAAATGATAGACGTTTTGGTGAACACCATCGCTGAAACCCTTGGCAAATCCATAAGCGTAGCAACCAAACTATA